CTGATATACCCAGTTCCCTACTTCGAACCACTCGTCCTCTCTTACATACACAGTCATGCTGGCATTATGTTCACACCAGTTATGTTGTATATTTTTATAATGGCCTAATTGTTCTAGCGCTGATATATCTTTTCGAGTGAGACAGTCCTCTGGCGCTTTAATGGGAAACTCTACTACCCATGTTGAAGCGTTCTTTTTAGTTTGTCCGACTTCAGGATGACAAGGTATTCCCGCAGCTTTCATCATTTTGAATAAGGGGTCTCGGGCTGCTATCCTGTATCTCCTGATGTAGTACTGAGAGTAGCGCGGGTGTATCCCAGAAGCGCTGTCTACAAGCTGCGACACTGTGCCTGAAGGCTTAACGCAAGTCGTCGCAGTCGGCATGTTCACGCCAAGTAACTTCGAGGCTTTGCGAGAAATGCGTATAACACGCGATTTAAGCGCTTTTAAGGCCTCCGAGTTCATTAACGCGGGGTTATCCATCTGACCGGTAAGGGAGACGCCTAAAAGCCGCTCTACGTCACAATTCTTCTTCCATGACTTTCTCAGGTAGGGAAAGTAGGTGAACGTGCTCTGTATAAGCCCGAGCCATGTAGCAGTCTCAACCTTATCTAACAAGCTGTCGAGGTCATCATCGGGCCTCACCACCACTTCGCTCAGGTTGCAGAACTGCATATCTCTTAGCATTATCTCGCCACAAGGGTTAGTGCCTTGGATTAATGGAGCATACCTGCGTGATGGAGCTTTGCTCTGTGCAGCTTGGAGGTTAAATATGCCCCTCTCTCCTGTGCCTGATAGAGCTAACGACCCCCATTCCTTTAAAAAGGCTGCGGCGGAAGGCCTTTCCCTATATATAGCGCTATTGTTAGCCATAGCACGTTTAATAGGGTAGGGCCATTCCTTAGCATGACGCATGTCCTTATCGTTTAGGTCACTCAGAGATATTTGGGAGCTGCGTCTGACTCCACCAACTACAACAATCTCAGCTATCTGATTACATATATCATGACATTCGAGAGATGTGAGTTTTCTTCCCTGTGCGTTGTGCATGGTTTCACGAATGAAGTCATGCAGCTTGATGAGGGGTAGCGGGCCAGATGCACGGCCACCCATGGTCTTGAGACGCGCTCCCTCTGGTCTTATTAATGAGTAGTCATAGTGAAGGTTCTGTCCTTCGTACAGACTTCCCATTAGTATCTTAACTGAGTCGGCCCACCCTTTTTTTGAATCTTCTAAAACTATTTTTTTTAAAGCTCGGCCTGATTTGATTTTAGGAACTTCAGGCAATTTATCTACTTCTTCTTGTTCTATCGAGAATCCGAACCCGGTACCACACATCAGTATATAAAGACATTCAGAGAAAGCTTCTATTGAATTTATCTTAGCGAACGCGCAATTATATATGCATGTGTTATCAAATTCAGCAGCAGGACCACTAGCCCATAGAAAACGCATGGAAGGCATAACGGCAAATTCCAGCATATACTTACGTATCTTACGTATAGTTTTATCAGGTATATCCTTTCTTTTTGAAATTAAAAAATTTAAAAACCTATCTATCGTTTCGGGCCAATCTTCCCTTCTCTTCTCTTCTTCAATCCATCGAGAATATGTTCTCTTATATATAAATTCTGCTACTTCGTTCTTAAACATTNTNNNCCACTCCTTTNGCGGTTCATTACANTAANACNNGCNNCTACTTAAAGGTTGNGCGTAAGNNTAATATATAGNACAGTTTNATGTTGGTCTAANACATCGTCATCTATAAAGATAGTT